TTAAATTAGAAAACTTACGATATCCTGAATAAGTTCCTGTATAAATACTTCCTGTATACAATCCGCCACTTGGCAATATGAAGAATTCATTATTTCCAGTATCGTATCCATATACAAAATATACTTCCGGAGAAGTTATTACTCCAGATGGAATTCTGACCTCTGTTACATACTTCAATTTTTTATCCGTTGGATATAAACCAAGAGGCAAAGAATAGTAATTATCAATGAATAAAGTATGATCTTGCCATTTAACACCTGAAGCTCCAAACTTATCAAAAATTGGAGTAGTTCCAGAATAATAAGTTGAATTTATATTATCTCTTATTAAATTGTCCCCAGTACCGAAAACTATTGAACTTATTGCTTCTACTTGTGGATTATTAGAAGTAAATACATAACTTGAATTTTCGGTATCACCATCTTCATAAATATAAGCTTCAAACGATAAAGGTCTATTAGATTTTATTGCGTTCCACTTTGCAACGGCCTGAATATCTAAATTTTTATCAAAAACATTCTGCGAACAACTAATGTAACCAGTTATATCATCTATTGAAGTAGGAACTTGCGCTGTATCATAATACGAAGCCTTAATCCCTGAACTTAAGAAGAAGTCTCCAGTGCTTAGATAATCTCTAGGTATAGCAACTAAATTAAAAGGCAAAGCAATATTCGATGCATCGATGTCAGAAACAGGATTTTGTATTTGAAAAGTCTGCTCAGATCTAGAATTTTCATAATCAAAAATTTGATAATAATAACCGCTAGTTAAATCAAAAAAACCAGCATCAATGTTTGTAGGAACAACGTCTTTGTCAAAAACTGAATAAATATCAATACTTTTTAAACTACCAAGCCCTGAAACCAAAGGGGTGATAGTTATTGGATTAGCGTTCGCTATTAAAATTCCTGTAATTTTACATTCTGGATATTTCAACAATGCACGAAAAACATCTGTATTACCAGCAACATCAAATGTTTTAAAATCTAAAAAAAAGGTTCTTGTATTATTTAAACCCGAAAAGCCAGTAAAATTTATTATAGATTTAGCTAGATCTGAACTATTAAAACTAAAAGAGCTTTCAATTGAATTCGAAACTAAATTTGCAATTAACTGTCTATCAACTCCAGTTGAAAACAAATCAACAGTTATCCCAGAAAATGATTGCGAATTTATTTGCGCACCGTTTGATAACGCTAAAGATTCCGGATCTTTTACAGAAAGATTAAAATCTAAAACAGATTGATTAATCGTTCCTGAGACGAATTTAGATTCAACGTCTAAACCATGAAGCGAAGGATCAGCTTTAAAATCTAAAGCTGAAAAAACGTTTAAATTAGTAATCGATAAATTTTCTATTGAAAATTTACTAAAACTAGTAATTGCTGATCCAGTAATTATCTGCATATAGTAATATTACACATCAATAATTCTGTTATCTTTATCAAAAACATAAATTTTAATAGCAGAAATTGAAGAAATTATATTAGGAGAAGGTACAAAATTTCCTAAAAAAATCCTTTTGTCTGAAATGTCTGTCCCTTGAATTTTGAATTTTAAGCATTGATTTTTTAAAATAATTTTAAACAGCAAACCGCCTTTAAGGTTTATAACGTTTTGAATGTTTTTATAATACTCTACATTAGCCGAACTTTTTTCTTGAATAAAATCGAAAAGACGACTAATAAAGATGGTCAAACCATAGTAATTTTTATTTATTACGGAAGTTAAAGATCCTTTTGTTTCATTAAAATTATAATCAATGGATAAAGAATTTATCTGATTTATTGAATAACTATCAATAGAGTAGGCTTGATTGCTGGGTACTCCTGAAAAATCGACTTCTTTCAAAGAGTCCGAATCAGCAAAAGAAATAGTGTTATTTGCAAAGGTATTATTTTTCTCAAAAGAGCTTTTAGTTAAAAGTTTATATTTTTCAATATCATGTCTTATGCAAAAAAAACTATATTGATTATCATCCACCTCAGAAATACTAACAACTTTATACAAAGCGGACACAATGTTACTCTTATCATTTTCTATTATAAAAGGGGCGCTTTTAGTTATTTTAAAAAAATCTGCAAAATTAAAGTCTTGATAAAAATATATTTTATTTTCATTGTTTTCGATTCTTTCGATTCTTAATTCTATTAAATTGTTTGAATTTAAATCATCTATATCTCTGTCGCTAACAGACAATTGATTGTTTAAAGAAGAAATTGTTTTGTTTTGTACGTCAGCTATAAATTTTATAATTTGGCCAGTGCAATTTAAATTTAATTTTCTGTCTATAACTATACATTTATTAACATAATCGACCTCAATCACCCTTCCTTGTAACACAAAATTATTTTTATATTGATCTTCTATTTGAATTACATCGCTAGGTTTTAGCATCAAACCTTGCAAGTCAGTTGTAAAAGTTATAGTTTGATTTTCAAAACGATTTGTAGCCAATAACCATTCTCCTATTCTTCTAGCTTGATCTCTAGAAGTTATTCCAAAACCTAAAATTTCTTTTGTAGATATTCCATAAATGTTTATCAAATAAGAATCCTCCACAATTTCTACTTGTTGATCATAGTTTAAATACTTATCTCTATATACAACCTTTGCAACAGAGTAAGAGCCATCAACACTACCGCTAGAATAAGAAAAAACACCATCTTTTACATTAGAGTTGTTAAATAAATACGAAACAGGCTTGTCTACATCAACAGTAGCTGTAATTAAATTATTTTTACAATAAGTCAAACCTCTAAAAGTTGAAGCTATATCATTTAAAATTTTTAAAAATTCAGTTTCATTGTCTATCAATACGTTACAAGAAAATCTCTTTTCTAGCGGATCTTTATAATTTAATTTTTTTGGTAAACAAAACCCTTTTATTACTCTTTTATTTCCAAATTGATCCTTCAAAAAATCTTGTGAAAAACAAGGCTGTTTAATAAAATTAGAAGCAAAAGGATTACTTTGGTTTTTTAGCTTATTAAGCTCAGACAATATAAAATTTTTTGCACCTGATTCCGTGTTATTTTTTGAATTACTTATCCTTTGAGAAATTGAGCCTACATTAGACGCCTTTACATTATCTTTAATAAAAGTTTGTAAAAAATTTTCAGTGTCATTATTTTTTTCAAAAAACTTTCTTGGACCAAAATCATTCATTAATTGAATCCTGAATATACTTCCCTCCCCATCGGGTTGAACTTTTATTTCCTTACCATCTTCACTTAAATCAACTTCATCAACCGAAACAATTATTTTTTTAAAGTTTTCCTCCATTTCAAGACCATCAGATCTGGATAAATTATATAAAAAAATCATTGAATTATTAAAGCCACCATTATTTGCTGAATTTGTTTCATCATTGATAGCTGGATATTTTTCTTTAAAAGCTCTCAAAGTCAGCACTACATTATTAAAATTAGATTTACTTACAAGAATAGTATTTTCATCAAAAATAGTAAAGGAATCTTCACTATAAAAATGCGGAGTATTTACTAAAACAAGTTCGTCGCAATATTTTGATATTTTGTATAGTTCCCATTTATTTATATCTCTATCTGAAATATTTCCATTCGATATTGAATATCTACTATTCACGCATAAATCATAAAAAATCCAAGCAGGATTATCGGTCCATCTTAAAAAATTATCAAACTGCCCATTCCAATTACCTTCGTATTCAGAAACCTCTGAATCATAATTTTTTGGCGTTTTTATTTTTAAAAGCTTTAAATCATATGTTCTTTTAGGATCATTATTAAAATGCTCTGAACTAACGCCAGATTTAACAATAGCGGTAAATGGGTACGAAAAAGAATTTCTAGGAATAACTCTTTCTATTATTGCAGACACAGATATTTCTTTAAAATTATTTGCATTGGTCGGAGGTATTTTTGCGCTTAAAGCTACTATTTTTACATAATAAGTAGTCTTTTTCAGAGTATTTAGATTTAAAAGTATCGGAATGTCCAAAACATAACTTCCTTTTGATATTCCAGTTATCGTGCCAATAAAATTATAATTTACACCTGTATTGTCTTCTTCTATTTGAATTCCATATAAAAAAGTCTCAGTCTGAGTGTTTCCGCCGGTAGTAGAAAATAAAGAATCAATTTTTAAATTAATAGACAAATGATTACAATATTTATTTACTATTTTATGTATAAAAACTTGACCAGTATTTATGGCATCCGTTATTAGCTTTTTAATTTTATCGCCTTTATCGCCATCAGCCTCATAAAAAAGAAGACCTTTTTTAAAGTCAAGGGTGCCAAACGCTTCTATTAATGCAAAATAATATTCAGCATCATTTAAATATAGTTTTTTGAGATAACGAAAAACAGTTGACGCATATGTATTTTTATAATTATTGATTTCTTCACCATAAGATATATCAAAGCCCGATGTAACAAAATTTAATTTATTTATTTTTGTATCTAACAAAGGAACTTCATTATAATAAATACCTTTACCTAAAATTATACTTTCAACACCTCCCTCTGTTGACTCTGAAATGTATTTTAACAAACTGCCTTCGTTATCCACCAAACCTTCAATCGGACCTTCACACAAAGCGTCTATTACAAACAATTTTTCATTTGTTTCTAATTTTCCTCCCATTCGAGCATTCTGGGATTTTATTTTTGCAATATCTAAATTTTGTATAAAATAGGGTAAAGACATTTTATTGCGCTAGTTGTCCGTTAAAAACTTCATTTCCAAAAATATCGAATTTTGACGAACCATCTATAAAAGTATTAATTGCAGAAATCCCTGCCATACTAACCGTGTTTATGTCATTAGTAATTACTAAACTACCTATTCTTAACCTTCCGTATCCCAACGGAACTGGAGCGTTTCTTTGTAGAACATTAGTTACAGACCCTAATGTAGTTGAATTAGTTTTGACATCTTTTGGCACTTTAGGACTTAAAACAATAGATAATATTATTGATAAAGCTATTAATAATAAACCTATCACTACCCACGCGGTTGGAGTTATAAATGCGCCCCCTTGAACAACAGGAATTATTTCTACTTTATTTCCGTTTTCTAATATTTTACTTTTTAACAAATAAGGCGGTAAAATTTTACCATCGACATAAACGACAAAATGAGAAACAAATTTTTTAAAATCAGAAAAATATTTGTTTATTTTTTGATTATTAGCTTCTATAGCCTCAAAAATTTCGTGAACAGAATCGACGTCCAATAACCAAGTTCTGCCTAATTTCTTTCCAAGAACACCATGTAAAACTATATTAATCATATTGTTTGATAGTAAAACTCATTATTCTTTACACTATAAACAACCATTTTTAAATAAAAATATTGTTGATTTTCTAAATCCCAATCTGAAAAACCAATTAAATCTGAATGCAACGGATGGCTATGAAATAAAATAGAGTCATCTTCAAAAACACATTGTTTCGGAGATATTAAAAAATAATTCATAGGATCAGGATGCGAATTAAAACATTCCACAAATTCATCATAAACGTTATTTTTTTTAATTAAAAAACCGCATATTTCTTTTTCAGAATTTCTAGATTTTTCTTTTAATTCATTTAACAACTCTTCTTGAATAGGAAATTTCATAATTATGGAAGCCTGTAATCATAACTAACTGTCCCAGGAAATGATCCAAAAGGAATATTTATTTTTCCTTTCGCCCCACCAAATCTCAACAAGCAGCCATTTAAATTTTTTGAACATTTATCTTCCTTCCAAGCTACTGTATTGTAAAAAGGATGATTTCCTTTAACGCCATCTACTACACAAATAAAAAATCTAGAAGGCGTTTCTGAATTATTGAAAGTGGATTTTTCATTAAAATCATAATTTAAAGGCGGATCAACCTTTACAAAATCTCCTTTTTTATATTCGGTTGCATTGTCATAATCTCCTCTATAATTAATATCTTGCCCTTTTATTCCATAATTTTGAAAACTAGTAATAAAAGAGTCACCACCATCTGGTTCAAAAAAAAGCTTGTTGTTTTCGTCTGCTATAGGAACACCTAAATTACCATCATTAGGAAAATTAGAAAAAAACTGAACACTATCTTTATAAGTTACAACAGAATTAGCATAAACAGTAGGCGTTTTATATTTATATGCTAAATAAGTGCTAACAGCTTTTACCTCCGTGTCTTTTAAAGCAGCTTTATAAATTATTATTTCATAAATAATTACGTCACTATGGTTTGATTTTTCATCCGCATATGTTTCGCCGTTATTTATATTAATACCAAAATTTTTAATTTGCCCCGTGAAACCACTTTTTTCTGATATTTTATTCCCGTCTCTATACAAAAATGTTTTCTCGGCGCTGTTTTTTGGCATTACACCCACATAAACTCTATTTCCACTACTTCTCTTCCGTATCGCATCTCCCGTTGAAACATAACCAGTGTTAACCTTTAAAACGTCTTCTAATTGTTCTTTTTCGTAACCCCATTCGTAACCTAAACTAAAATCAGGAGTGTCACCCGTTTTAGAAGTCAAGCCTCTTCCGTTGCCAATCAACTCTGAGATTGGGTTGTTGTTATTATAATTGAAATAACGATCTTCAATTATTCGAGAACCTTTTTTTTCCATTGAACTTACATAAAAGATCGTGCAATCTTTAGCGGGAAGACTAAAATTTAATTTAATTTCCATAGTGTCTGGATTGGATGGATTCTTCAGGTGATTTAATGCAGAAAATAAAACTCCCGTATTACCATTATTATCTGTATATTTTTTCGGACGACGCGTTAAAAACATTTTTGTTTTCGCTGTCATTGTTATACCAGAACCATTAGCAGTACACGCCGCACTCAATGTATAATCTCCTATGCCGTTTATTACAGTTCCTATTGCTGTAATAGTTGCACCAGGAGGAATATTTGTACCTGATACAACTTGACCAATAGCTAACTCACCAGATGTAACACTTGTTACATTAATCAAAGTGCTTGCAGCTGCGGTACTTATCGTTACTGAATTAATATTAGGTGAAGAATCTGTCCAATCAGTTACTATTGGAAATTTTGTTTCTTTATAGCGAACCTTTGTCCCTCGTACACCTCCGTCTCTGAACCCAGGTTTTCTAAACCAATAATATTCAATAAAGCATTCAAGATAATCATCTTCACCCGAAACGGTTAAATTAGCTCCACTCGCATCAAACCATGCGATTAAATCGCTTCCTATATTGCATTCGCTATTTACAGCTGCTAATGATGTTAAGTCAACTTTTCTTACTGGTAATGAAGGTCCGTTATAACCATTTATTTTTCCATAATTACACCCGCAACCCCTATATTGCCACTGACAAGAATCGTTAAATATTTTTCTATACGGCACAACTAAGCCATCAACGTCTAATACAGAAGCTAAAATAAAATCAACTTTATCTTTTTGTTCTAAACTTTTTTTCTGAATCACAAAAGAATCAGTAGACACGAAAGATCTAAAAGAACTTATCCCAAGATTGTTTTTATCTTTTCCTTCGCCAGACGGATCAAAATTTATATCATCTAAATCTTTAGCTAAAATCTTTTTTCTAAAAAAACGACAGCCTAATAAATCATTTCTGTCTTTAATAAAAAGACTTATAAAATTATTAACATTAGATATGCTCAAGGTGGGCCGACTTTGCTTTCCGTCTGAAGAATATTCTAAATTAGATATTTCCGAAGGAATGTATAAATAGACTGCATCTTTGAAAATTAAATCTTTATTAAAATTTTTCGAACCATGAAAACGAAGGTAACCTTCAAAATCATTGATTTTTATTTCAAATAAATCTATGATTTGTAAATTTTTTAATAAAAATAAATCTGACATAACTATTATTGTAATTTTCTTGTCGTTTTCTAAACGCCTTTGCCTTTACTGAAGATTTTTAAAAATGGATGTGACGATTCAGATTTGAATCCTAAAGAAGATGTTCCATTTCTAATTTGAAGATCTGTTTGACTTTTTAATAGAATATTTCTATAATCATAAGCTAACGATTCTATAATTTTTTTACTTTTTATTTTCATCTGTTCAGCTGATGTATTAGACGTTCCATGTAAATAATCAAATAAAAACATTCTATCTAATACTGGATTTTGCCCAATTCCTATATTGGTCGGCGCATCGCTCGACAAACGAATTAAAAAAGTGTCAGTATTATTTACAGCTACAGAATTACTTAAAGCCATTGATCCATCATATGTTAACATACCATTTACAAAAGTTTGAAGCTTTAAAGTTCTACTTCCACTTTCATATCCCTCTATGTAAGAAAACATTTCTACAAAATATAATGAAAATTGATCTAATTCTGTAGGAGTTATGCTGGTTCTAGGATTGCCAACCGCAGTTTCTAAAACAAATTTAACACTAGTACTTGGAGCGCCAATGTTAGTCGATGAATATGAAAGGTTTGAAGAATCTAAATTATAATAATTTTGAACAGAAGAGTCTCCAATTATCAGTGAATTAAAAAATTCAGATTGGCTCCCCGCATTGACAAAGCTATTAGAAATATCGCCAAATATATTTATGTATTTATCATAGCTGGTTCTTTGAGGAGTCTTTTGGATAGAATATATTTTACTGTTTAAAGTGTTTCCAACAAAACTAGCTTTTAAATTAAATTTTATGTCCGATAGACCTTTTACTTGTGTGGTTCTGTTTCCTATATTAAAAGTCTTTGTTGTGGACGCAAAGTCGCTTGCGTCACAAAAAAGATGAACTCCAGAGATTCTTAAAGGGATAGGAAATATCACATTAGTGAGGCTCGCCCTTCCTACCGCATAAACTAAAATAGTATACGACGGTTCTGTTTTAATTGGCAAAAGAACTTCAGCTTTAATCATAGTTCCATATGGCGATGTAGCCGATCTGTCTAATTCATAAAAATATTTACCATAAGCTTTTACTACTTTTAAAGGCGTTCCGCTTAATGGTGCTTGTAAAGTTATTGGAGAAACTTGCAATCCGCTTTTAGAAACCCAGCTTGGCAATTTAGCACTAGTAAAATTAGCATCTGTTAAGCTTGAAGTTTCAAATTTAAATAAAAAATCATTTGTGTCTATAATTGGTCTTGATCTTAAATTAAAAAACACATTAGGAGCTTGTGCCAAATTAAATAAAGCGCCCGCCTCGCCAGGTAGCTTTTTTTGAAGGGCAGTAATGTTTACATTTGAGCCTTTAACATTTTGCGCCACATTCGACTCGGCTGACGCAGCCGGTGAACTGCTAGAATAAAACAGTTCGCCATCTGCACTCGCATTATCCCCTAAAACTGTAATAGAAGGAACAGTCGTTATATTAAAATCACCTAATTTAAAAGTACCCATATGTTTATAAACTTTATAGTTATTTATTTAATTTAACCAAAAATATCTCTTTCTTCTACATAATCTATTTTTTCGCCTTGAATTTGTATTGCTGTAGTGTCGTCAGTTTTCAATTTTACAGTGGAAGATTTTCCACCGCCAACACCTACCAAAAAAGAACTGTCATTATCTTTATATATGTAATAATTAATTTTTTTCTCTCCATCTTGACTCGGTATTTTTGCAAGATTAAAAACGCAACCTCCATTCTGTCCATTTGCGTCCATTGTTGCTCCTGCGCCACCAAATCCTCGCAAACTTACATTTTCAAATTCTAATTGCATTTTAAAAATATTTGTACCATCAGTACTGAAGGAAAAATTCTTGTCGTTTGGAACTATAAAATTTATTGCACCTTTGGTAGTATTACTAGCTAAATATCTAGCCTGTAAATTAGTTTTAGGAAAAAAATTCACAATTGCGCCTGAATATTTTGTAAAATCATAACTATTATTATTGTTTTCGTATAAAAAATTCATCAAATCAAAATCAGTTTCATTTTCAGAAATTTTATTTAAATTCAATATTCTATATTCAAATTTTAAATCAGTTCCAGGCGAAGGAGTTAAACCGCTATATGCAGTATTATCTAATACAGGATTATAAATTATAAAACCAGTAGCAAAAGTTTTTGCGCCTGAATTGTTTGTATTTAAACCGGAAATTCTTGCAAAATAATTTTGAGAAACTTCTAAATTCTTTAAAGTATAAGTGTAATTCTGCCCCGAAAAAGAATTATATGTTCCATACAAAGGATCATCAACATTAGTATTTTCCGGTATAATGTACTCATACTCACTTTGAAGATTCGTAAAACCTGCATCTTTATAAGTTTCTATTCTAAAACCTGTTAAATAATTTTCTGAATCTATAACGCTCCAATTATATTGAATATTTACTTTTGAATCAGGCTGATAATCAGTAACTGCATAAAATTTGCCTATTTTTTTGGGTGTTGGTTGAGTAAATATTCTTTGTCCTGAAACGGCAATTATAATATCATTATCTAAAGTGTTTAAAATAGATTTTGTTTTAATAGTTATAATTCCCGATTCATATCCAGTATGTTTCGTCGCAATATCTGTATAATTTGAAAAAGGTCTATGGAGTATATAAAAAGTCTCAGAATCATTCTGATTCAATGTTTTTTTAATAAAATCTTCGTCAACATATTTATTTTCTAAACTATCAGATATAAATATTGTTTTATCTGGCACCTCACCCCCAATAACGTCAGCACTGGATATACCAGTAAGGTCTGTTTTTGATATACTCACTTCATACTCAACTGGAAAGTTTCCACCATTTGTTAAAATAAATCCAGTATAAAAACCAAAACCTGTGGGAACTTCGTTTAAAAGAATGCCTGTATAATAAAAACTCATAATAAAAATTGTATATCTGTATTGAAATAAGCAACAGGTTCACTAGGAGCTTTAAACTCAATAAACTTTACACTTATATCGTTATTATCATAAAAATTATATGTATGATCCCATTCTGGGCAATAAACAGAAATAAGCTTATTGTAAGGTTGAGGAAGAGTATAGTAAAATATTTTAAATCCAGCTTTATAGTCTAAAAATTTTAATATAGCTTTAGTTTCTTGATTTGTTCTTTTCTTGAAAGAGACTTTAAATTCTAAATTATTATAATTTATTCCATCTTTTGAATATTCGATTGTCGAATTCTTCATCTCAGTTGAAAACAACCTAATGTTTTCATTTATGTCGTATTCTAAATCGCCTTTAAAATAAAAATTTTTAGTGAAAAAAGAATTTATTCCTGTTGGACTATTTTGAGGTAAAATAGTAATTTTATTATTAGTACTAGGACCACTAGGACCAGTAGGACCAGTAGAAGCATTTAAGTTCAATCCTGTATAAAAATAATATCCTCTATTAAAAAAATTATCAGATTCAAAGTAAAAAACATCATTAGTTAATATAGAGCTGACAACACTTTCATAAGTTTTTATATTTTTTTCATCTAATACAACAAACATACCTTTATAATCAATAGCGCTATCATATAATGATTCTGCTTCTATTGTTATTTTATTTATATTATTGTAAGATGAGTTATGATTTATACTTTTAAAATATAATTCTGCATTTGCTTTATAAGGGGCAAATAAATTTGTAGACACTCCTTGAAAACCTTCATATAAACTCTTATTAGGAGCTTCAGGAGTGTTTTCAAAAAAAGCAATTAAACACTTAGCTTGTTTATCCGTCAAACCATCATATACTAAATTAAAAGTAGCGGTTAATGTGTTTAGGCCATTTACAATGTTTGTCTTGTAACCATCACCCATGTTTAATGGAGATAATTTAGCTGCAAAATTGACCGAAGAACCATAATTAAATTTAAATATGTCATTTATATTTTTTGTCCAATAGTCTTCTCCTGTAAAGAAAATAGGAGAATACTGCTCTCCAGCAGGAACATCTTGTTTAGCAAAAAACAAACCATCAAAATATGAGAAGTATTTTTCAAACAAATATTTTTCATAGTAATCTATTTGTGTTTCTGACAAGACGCCTGAAAAATAAAAAAGATCATAATAATTTATTCCATTGTTTCCTGGATTGTTTCCTATTTCAAAATAACTAGAATTCCACTGAGCATTAGGAACGATCTGACCAATCTCCAATCCATTTTGTCTTATCTTTAAAGTAGACAAGTCGTTTTGAATTAATGTGAATATATTAATGGCATTATAAATGGGAGATGCCGCATCAAATGACGTATTATCTAAAATAAGTTTTGCATTGGAATATGAATTTTTGCCAAGAATTTGTAAAGAACCGTTAGGAGAATCTAACGGTCCAAATTTAATTATTTTTTGTTTATCTGTTTTAGGTTTATTTGACTCTGAAGAGTTAACGGCAAGAAAAATAGTTCTTTTGGTATGCTCAAAACCAGTACCACTCAAAAGCTCTAAATTTTTTAATGTTATGTATGGTTCATTAAATTGTACATTTGGTCTTACATTATCATCCTCAGAAAACTGCAATAAATCTCCACTGTTAATTACTTTATTTGTCCAACCTGTAATATTAAAATTCCCATCTGTTTTAAAATCCTCTAAATTATCATTATTAAACCAACTGCACAACCCCGTATTTCCTAAACCTGTATAACTAGGATAGACTGAAATACCAGTAATAAGTTGATAATCAATTATATCAAATTTATCATAAGCTAACAAAGGATCATACTCAAAAATGTTTTTTATATTTAATCCTGAAATAATTGAACTCATATTATACTAAAGTTTTTATATCTGGCACTACTTGAGATATTTTTGCAGAAGCTAATAAATATTGCCCTTCTGAAATTTCATAATTTTGACTTGTTAAAACTCCACTTATTTTGAAAACATCTAAAGATGTTCCATATGTATCTTTTAATGTGATATTTGTAATTGCGGATTTTCCTTCTATTGATAAAAGTTGACCTAATGTATTTGATTTTATAGATATATCAGCTTTTTTATTTAATTTTCCGACTCTAAACGGAACAGTTTCATCAACGTTAAAATACGCAGGTCTATCACATGACATATTATAATCAAAAGACACTATAAATCCAACACCTTCAATACTACTTGTTGTCATAAAAGACTTGTATCCATTTGCAATATAATCTGGTATTAGTTTGTTAGTCGATGTTGTTAAAGATTGTTCGTTAAAATTTTCCACTAAAACATTTCCATACCAATCAAACGATGCCGAAATCAAAATTGGCTGAAAAGGCTCTACTGAAAAAGAAAGAGATTTAGCATAAACTTCGTTAATTTTCACACCAGCAAACGAAACCTCCACAGGAGATTCATTAACTCCAGTAATTTGTAAAAAACTAGGCAAAGAACCTGTTAAATAAAAATCAACAGACAAATTACCAACTACGGCTCCGTCAGGAGCATATTTTAATAAAGACCCATCATTCACCAAAACCGCATCAACAGAAGCCTCGGCAGATAAGCTTACTTTATTTGCGTAATAATTTTGACCACCAAAACGAAAATCAATATTTTGATAACTTAAAAAGTTTGACATTTTATGTTACTGTGTAGGACACTTTAGAAATTATAGTATAATCAACACCGAATGTTTTTGTACCATCTTCTTGGCATATTCTATATTGCAACATTTGGCCAGATTGAAAAGATGGAGCGCCTCCAACAAAAAGATTTTTTGGCAATCTTTTAACAACATTTCTATCTATGGTCTTTACATCTACATATGCAATTATACCACTTGTCGGAAAAATTGTTGGATTACTTGGAGGACTAATAAAAAAACCAGATATAAATCCATTTGGTGATCCATTGTTTGCAGGATCAGTTGAGCTTATTTCTAATCTAGGCTTTTGCAGATTAATGCTTGGCAAGTTTGAATCAGAACATATAATATCTATTTCTTCAATTGTTCCGGCATATGGAGTTATACTAAATGGCGCAAAACTATCATCATGTCCACTTGGATTAGTACTGCAACTTCCCGGTCCATAAAAAAACGGATTAAAATATATACAATTACCAGTCACTCTTGTATGATGGACTTGTATAAACTTGCCCTTACAAAATTCATCA